TCTTCCGCGATGTCGAGGTTCTGTGCGGTGCCGATGACCAGCGCCGCGCCGCGCACGTACATGAAGAACAGCGCGAGAATCTGGAGGAATGTGCTCTTACCATTCTGCCTTGCGACTAGCAGGATCACCGTGCGAAAGCGGAACGTCCCATCAGGCAGAAGTTCGAGCGCATGAATTGCCAGCCACTTCTGCCACGGCAGCAGATCCATGCCCAGAATGTCATGGGTGAAGTCGATCAGCGCGAAACCGGCAGTCGTCTTGCGGGTCAGTTTGCGCAGCGGCGGGGTGAAGATCCGCGGCGACTCGAAGCCGAACCGCTTAGGCGGTGCGCTTGCTCGGGCGGTTGGCCGAGCGGAGGAGCGCGAGCTTGCCACCAGCGCTCTCCTTCTTCTCATCCAACCGCACGCGGCCGGCAGGAGTCAGGCCCAGCGCGTCGCACGCCTTCAAGTAGGTCGGGATCGTCACGTTGTCCAACGACTTCGGCTTAGCGCGCGGGTCGTCGTCAAGGTCGTCGTCCTCATCACCGATGCCGTCGATGGTCCGAGCCAAGTGGCGCAGGACTTCAACCGCGCCAGCGTCCAGCAAGGTCAAGTGAGTCGCTGCCTTGATCGAAGCCTCGGTGGCTTCAAGCACGGAATCGAAGGTCTTCACGGGGGCCTCCTCGCACGCGCGCGACCCCCCTAAGTGGTCGGGGGGGGAAGACCCACTACCCGAGAAGTAGGCCCGCGATTTTTTTCTTTTGAGATTTTTAAGGCCCAGGGTCGGAAAGATTTAGTGTTCATCCGAACAGTAGTGGCCGCACGTCATCGAGCGAGTCACTCTTTATGCTGTTGCAGATGAAGTGTGCTAGTTGCACGTTCGCTTTGGTGTGCGTGCCGCCATGCACTAACGGCACGATGTGATCGAGACTCGCGCTCATTAGGTGCGGGTAAGTGAGTGCCTTATCAACTCTCTTGCCACACACACCACAACGCCATGCATCGCGGTCGTAGATGTAGGCAACCTTGATGCACTCAGTCTTGACGCCATTGACGCCACGCTTCCGTGCGTCGCGTCTCTTCTCATAGTCACGCTTCGCTGCCCTCGCGTTGATAACACGACATGATGGGCAACGCTTCACGGATCCCTTGACGCTAGATGTTTCTCCACAGTCGATACAAATGATGATGTGTGGTGGCTTGAGTACGTATCGCTCTCTCTTGATCGCCAGTTGTACATCTCTGCTAGCCACATAGCCACCCTTGGCTCTGCACTGTGACGAGCAGTACTTGATGACTCCTGCTCTGCGTGTGCTGAAGGGAGAGCCGCACCATGTGCATATCGGAACGTGGATCTTGCAGACCAGGACTTTGAGCATGAGCGCTCGCTTGCACTCTGGGCTACAAGTCCTCATCTGCTGCTGAGTGAGCACCATTCGACTGAACTCATGCCCGCACCATTTACACTCCGCGGTGCGGAGACGCTTCTCTTTCTCGCGCTGGTCTGGCCCGAAGCGTTCAACCATGAGGTCGTAACCGCGTCGGTGTCTGCACGGAATCGAGCAGTATTTCTGCGCTCGATGGGTTGGGGTGAAGAGCGACTCACACCCAGCACAAGGGATGGCTAGCAGCGGACGAACATCCATCGAAACTCCCAGGGGATGCGGAAGGCCCCGACACCTGGGATGTCGAGGCCTTCCTAACCGCGAGGATCAGTCGCGGATATTTATGAGGTTACATTCACCAACTACGCGATGTGATGCCAAGCCCAGGAACAGGCGCACTAGCGCCTCGTGTCTTGTTGCATCGCGCATGTGCGCTGCGTAGGTTGCTTGGCTCTTCAGCAAGGTGGGGGTGTGTGGACAGTGGCTTCTCGTGGTCGACAGTGAATGAGTCGGGATTGTCTTTGTCTGCGTCGTAGTTGATGGGTTGACCACACAACCAACACGGCAGACGCTTGGCCCTTTGGTTGGTACGGAGTAGACGCCAACGCCGGGTGCTCCGACCTCGGTACTTCTCACTCATCCGGCAAGCCAACGCCGTAGATGTTCACCTGCTCACAGCATCCGCAGCGTGGAGGGATGAATAGGAATCTGACGGGCGTACCCGGCTCAGGTCGACGCTCACGGAAGTATCTCGCGTAGGAGTAGAGCGGTCGGTCTTCCTCGATCAGGGTCTGGATCTCGTTCATCCCAGGGCTCGCCATCGGGAAGTCCTCGATCTGTCCGTCCCGTGGGCCGCCCACGAACTGGACGTTCATTGTGCTGAGTTAGGCGTCGATGCAGTCGCCTTGCATGTGGGGCATTCCCAGACGACGACACCAGAGGCCGCGATTCGCTTGGGTGCTGGCTTGGGTGGGCATTGGCGACGATGGTGCATCTTCGTGTGGATCATGTCCGCCTGTCCAGCGCGTGGTGCGTATTGACCCACCCAAAGGAGCCGTCGTCCCGCTCGACAGGCTCAGATGTGATGCCGCATACACAGTCGTCGCCGTCGATGTCGTGGTCGACAAGGTCATCCTCAGGCCAGACGTGGACCGGCGCGTCTGTGTGCACCCGCCATCCGCTCATGGCGTTACCTGCAGCACAGACAGGTCGCGGGTGAGTGTGATCCTAGCGTCGAGCAGCTCGTCGATGCGCTCACTGAACCGGCGGACGTTGGGCAGGTCGGGGGCTGCCACTGCGCGGGTCAGCATCTGGCACAGGGTGGTGAGCGCCTCGTCGACCTCCGAGAGCGTGACGTCGTCGCGCCTCGTGATCGTCATGGCGACCTCCTGGCGTGGTGAACGTTTAGCCCTCGCTGATGTCGGGTGTGCTGACCGTGTCCGTAGGGTTGCTGGTGTCAGGCCGGCGACAGAGCGAGGGGGCAAAGTGAAGCCCCAAGCGGCTCTGAACGAGGCTCGGGGCTAATTGAGGCGATAAGTATGCCTCATGGGAACGATACAACCCGTATCTCATCATTGGCAAGCATCCCGCCATAGCGTGTCTAAACGGGCGTGCCACGACTTCGACTGGCGCTCAAGATGGCAGGTCACGACGTCGGCCTCGCGGAACAGGACCGGCTTCGCGTTGGGCCGCACAGGGTGCAGGTATCCGCGCGCCACCCAGCCCCGGATCGTGAAGGGTGAGACGTCGACCAACTCGGCAGCCTCGGTCATGGTCAGGATCACGCGACGCCTCCGAAGTCCAGTTGGTCCATCTGCTCAGCGAGTGTCGCGCGGCGCGTTGCCTCGCGAGTCTGCGCGTGGTGCTCGCGGTCGTAGTGCAGGTGGCAGCCCTGACACATGGCCTTGAGGTTCTCAGGGCGACAGTCCTCGGGGATGTGGTTCAGGTGCGCCGTCGTGAGGATGACGATGGAGGTAGTGCCGTAGGCGATGCGCTTGTGGTGATTGGGGCAGCGCCCGTCATGGGTGCCTCGGTCACACTCGCCCTCACATTCACATCGCCACCCAGCCCGATTCTTGATGTCCATGCTGATGTTTGACCAGTCCTTCGGGTATCGCGCTAGGTTCTCGCGGCTGATGGGGCTCACGCGCTCGCCGTCCTCTCAGCGAGCAGGATGCGCGTCCAGATTGCGTACCGCTCAGGTTCCACCGTCTGCCCACATCGCTGGCACGTGACATGAGAATCGCCCCCATATCGCACGAGTGACATCGCGTGACAGCACGGGCACTCGATGCCCTTCAGTTTCGCGGCCTCCTCACGCCACGGCGCCAGGCAGTGCGCCTGAGACATGACCTCACCCAGTTCGCCCCACAGGTCCCCAACGCCAGGGCACGCCTCGAGCCGCTCGATCTGAGCCCGCAGCCACAGGCACGCGGCGTGGATCTCGAAGCGCACCGGTGGGTCGCACCAGACGGACTCGCCGGCGTAGAAGGACCAGCGCGGGTTCAGCTGTCGTCCTTGCGGGTTCTCGATCCCGTTGCGCGACATCAGGGCAGTCGGGCCTCGCATCCCATGCTGGTCGGCCAGCATCTCCACCCAGCAGCTCAGGACGTCGGTCAGGTCGGTCATGGTGGAGGCGGCGGCGATGTTCAGCGGGCTCGGTGCGCCGTCCTGGACTGAGCGCACACTGTCGGCGTCACCCTTGAGCGACTGAGCCATGCTCGGCATCGCAGCGATTGCCAGGAGCGCCCATTGTCCGGGCGCGTTGGTCAGCCAGTCCACAAGGCGAAGGTGGCAGCCCGTGCATAACAGGCCATGTACTGCCTCGCGCGGCTGACAGCCTTTGCAGGCGTCGCCGGGGCAGTCGGCGGCGTGCTTGCGGGCGATCGTGCAGCCTCGGGCGCAGTCACTCACGGTTCGTCTCGTTTCTGTGGCGGGGTGAGCGCGTCGAGCGCGCGCTCAAGGGCGTAACCCACGTGGTGAACGATCAGCCAGCACAGGCGCCTCATGGCG